CATTACAAGTAATCCCACATGTATGATCTGTCACCATATTCGTCAAGATGCCATCTATCACCAGAGTCATCTACAAAAGATGTTTCTTCAGATACACCATCTTGTATGAATCCGAATGGCGCCATGTCTGCCTCAATCTGATCTCTTTGATCATCATACACTCTTTTTCTTATATCATCGTCTGTCATCTCTTTGAAATAATCTTGCATCACCAACCATGCAAATATAACCAAACACATGGCAAGGTCATCATTACAACCTTCTTCTGCCTCGAATGAGTTTGCTTTTTCAATAAAGGTTGTAAGTTCAGCAATAATATTGTAATCTTTGATTATGAGTTTATCTGTCTCTATTAAAGTTTTGAGGTTAAGTGAACCTATCTTCTTCACAGTCTTAGACATCTTCACTCCTAGTTGCACCTTACTACCAGAAAAACCTTGTCCCAATACTTGTCCAGCCCTACCTCTCATGGCAGTCATCAATACATTTTCATATTCCATATCGTAGAATAATATAGATGCAATCTGATCTCCTATATCATTTACCTCACATAAAACGAAAGCATCATTATACGCTTTTGCAAAATCAACAATGACACTAGGAAATAACATTGGTTTGATAGTGTTATTTCTATATTTGGCAACGACCTTATATGGAAACTCTGTAGTATCAAATACTATGAAGGCAGAATAATCTTTCTCCACACCCCTTGCAACGTCTACTGTAATCGAGTAATTATGTTTAGGTATTGGATTTTCATATATCTCTCCTCCTCTTTTACCTCTATTGATTGGTTCATCATACACCATAGTCTTTAACTTAGATGGTGCAATCAACGTATCAACAGATCCTAAGAACTCACACTCAAACTCAACACGGAACTGTGCCTCTGATGTGTTCTTGATTGTCTGTTCTTTCCACGCTTCATCTCTGCCTGGCACTTCTGACCAGTGAACGTCTGTGGTGACGTATTCGTTTCTACCAAGTTCTGCATCATGCCACAGTCGGTAAAAGTGATTCATACCACGAGGGGTAGAAACAATAATTACCTTAGTAGACTTACCAGAACTAATAGTAGGATATACACTACTAAAGAAATCATCTGCAATATGGTTGGGAATGAAAGCAAATTCGTCCAAGAATATGATATTGAATGACATACCCCGAACGGCAGATGCAGAGGTTGACGCAGCAATGATCTTGGATTTGTTCTCCAATTCCATAGATCCCTTGTTCCATGCAATAATACCTTGTTGCATCCACTTTGGTAAATTTTCGTATGCTATCTGTAATCTACCTAACAGATCTCTTGCAGTCTGAGCTTTGTTTGCAAGAATACCTATTGTGACACTATCATTGAAGATGGCGTAGTGTAAAAGATAAGATACCACAGTCGTTGACTTACCTGACTGTCGAGGCATCTTACATATATTGAATCTATTACTATGAAAATTATTTACTAACTGTTCTTGAAAGTCATACATCTTGAAAGGCACTAGACCTTCATCCAAGTTGATAATCTTTACATACTTCTGTGCAAAATATACAGGATCTTGAGCACATTTTAGAAACTCAGTAACTTGTTTCTTTGTAAAGTTCTGAGCAACGTTTGCCTTTTTTAGATTAGGATTTCCAAGATACTGTTCATGCTGTATACTCATGGTTCATCACGGATCAATTACTAATAATGGTTTTGTTGGATCTTTTTCAGATGGACTGAAATACAATACTTTTGCAGTAGGATATATTTTTTCCAATTCAAACTGAACATCTTTCTTCAATGGTCTTGCCCTTTGTGGGAAAAACATTTGAATCACTTTAGTTTGGCCTCTAAACTGAAATGAGATGCTGTATGTCGCACCATACTTATTCAGTCTTCTCCAATTTTCTTCTCTTAGTGTTCTGAAAGTTTTCATTTATTATCCTTCATAGTTTTTTTGAGCATTTTTTGTAGTTCAGATGTGCTTCCTACAAATAAGGAGTTGTTAGTGACATTAGTAGTGTTCTGCTTAGTATTTACCTCATCAATTTCTTTCATTTTTTTCTGGAGATCTACTAACTTATCAGCTGTATCTGCAACATGTTTGATAAGTTGACCAGCAACTTCATATGCCCTTGCAGAATCAGATTGTTGTGCAACATCTAATGCACCGTCTACTGCCTCTTGTCCTTTCTCAACTAAAGAATACAACTGAGCTCTACTATATTCATAGTCCTTAGTCAAATCTTCTTTACCTGATTTAAGTTTTTTGGGACTAGTTCTTGTAGGTTTGTCCACAGGTGCTTTCATAATCTCAGCACCTCTGTCTGTGATGTCTAGAGCGTCATCTATTTCATCAAATGTTTCATCTTCCATCATAAGTCAGAATCCCTCCCTTGACTACTACTGAATACAGATCCATCAGCATACTCAGATTTGGTTTCACCAAAACCAAAATCATCGCCTTCAACAACGAGTACGTTATCTTGTACGTTGATTACGTTGACTGGAACATTGATATCATGTGGTTGGATAACACTAGAGTATTGTCCACGTTTGACTTTCAATCTGTTACCAGTTATAGATCTAACTAACATCTTCTCTTCGTCTACCTGTATGTAATCACCCTTTCTAAATGCGATAGCACTATTGACATCGAACTCTGTTTTAACAGTATCGAAAGCTTCGTTAGTTCTTGCCGTATCATCATTGTTATAATCTTTAATAGCTGTTGGAACTGCCTCGTATCTAATTTGTCTAGGTGCGATTCTGATATTAGAAGTATCAGTGTAGTAATCTGTTTGTACTTTCTTGATTAGACCTTCACTACTATTGTTTATTGGGCCAAATAGATATGTCTTACAATTAAATGTCAAAGTATATGTCAACGCTCTTCTGGTAAGAAAATCATCTTCATAATTATCTTCCATCTGTATATTCTCTAGTGTTATTGGCATATCTCTTTTCTCGCCTATGATATCTACTAGATCAATGGTAAGATTAAATGATGGTTGGAAGTAAGGTAATATTTGTTCTACTATTTGTATTGCATCTTCATTCAACTTAGACAAGATACTAAGTTGCATATTGATATTATAAGGAACTGGCATAAATCCCTTGATCAATTTGTTGGTATTTTTATTGACTGCCTTAAAAGTTTGCATAGTTGAAACTTTTCTAGATGAGTCATATTGCATACCTATGACTTCAAATGACATTCTAGGTAAAGTCAATGTTGTTCCAACACCATCTTGATATTCCCTACCCTGAGATACTCTTGCTAAGAATTTCTGTTGTGGGCCATATGATATGGGAACTTTGATAGCACTGACTGTTTTACCAGATCGGTCTGTATGTTGGATCTCAATGTTATTAAACAAGGTTCCGAAAGACACGATTGTCTTACGAATGATCTCATGATAGAAATGATTTGTTAACATAATATTACCACCTTATGAAACTATTTAGAATTCCCCAAAAGGATTTCTTTCTGAGAAGTCTAATATTGACGTTGCTTCTGTTTCAAAAGTATCGTTTTGAGCAAACTCTCGATCTCCGTCTACGTCAGATTCAATACTTAGAACTCTGTAACTAGATGCAGCACCAACAACAACCTCTCCCACTGCAAAGTCTCCACTAGGAACTGATACTTGAAGGATATTATTGACAGTATCCCATGAAGCCACATATGCCTCAGTGCCACTATTTAAACCTCTTACTAATTCATCTCTTTCATATTCACCGAAGGAATTTGATGTTACAGAACCAATAGCAACATACGCTGGTGTGATAGTATAACCAGCACCAGCGTTACTATATCTAATTTGGGTTACAGTGCCTGATGTACTTACCACTGCTTCTGCCTGTGCGTTCTGTAGTAAAGGTATAGTTTCATTGGACTGTTGTATGTACACAGAAGTAATGCCAACTGTAGGTGTAAATGTATATCCTCTACCACCAGTCGTAATTCCTATGGGGCCTAAGACTGCTTCAGATATTACAGCAGTAGCGATTGCGGTTGATACTGGAGAACCACCAGTAAACACCACTTGTGGAGGCGTTGTATATCCTGTGCCTGGATTGATTAGTAATATTCTATCAACAGATTGATTTGGAATACCAGACCTAGTTGTCATAATTGCAACAGCAGTTGCCTGAGATCCAATAGCAGGTTCTTCTATTGTCATAATAGGAACTGAGGTATATCCCCATCCCTCATATGCTATTGATAAAGCAGATACTGAATTGGAAGTAACTGTAACATCAATTATGGGTTGTTCGTTATCTAACTTACGGATAAACTGTGCAGTGGTTGATGTTTGTACATCAGTCTCTTGTTGGGTTTCTGATGTTGGAACTTGTTCTGCACTGGCAGTTCTTGTAGAATTATCACCAGTTAGGTTGAGGGTGATGTGATCCATAAATCCTTCCCAAGATGCAGTCTGACTTGGAATAAATCCAGCACCAGCAGTGTCAGCACCTAATTTAAGAAGATCGCCTGCAAAGAACATGATTGGGTTTGCAGTGTTTAGAGTATTACTTGCAGTTCCATTTACAGATATAGTTGCATCAGTATTATATTGTTCTACTCTGATAAAGTTCCAAGCATTTAGATTAAGTTGTGTGGTATTTTCAATAGATCCAGAACCAGAAGCAAATACTATGTTACCTGTTTCTCTATAATATATCTTGAATCTATCAGTCCACATGACTGTTCCACCATTCACTGCTGGATCAAATTTGGTTGGATACAACCAAAAACTTAGTGATAGTCTACCATTACCACTATCTCTGGAATCTACATTGCTGGTAAATGCAAAGTTGGCACCAATAACATCAGTGATTGCAGTATGATGCAGTGAATTGTTACCAAATTTAATCTGCGAAGATGTAGTCTTATTTGGTGGCGTGAATGTTACGGAAGGAACTTTTAGATAATTTGCTCCACTATTTGTTAGGGTTACAGAGTCTATACCTCCTTCAGAGATAGTTACAGTACCTGTTGCTCGATTACCTTGATTTGGTTTATGTATTGTAACAGTAGGAGTTCCTCTGTAATTACCACCGTGGAACATTTGAACACGTTGTACAGACTTCACACCAGTAAAAGTAGATGCAAGAGATACATATGCCTCAGCATTTTGAGATATATCCTGTTCCATCTGTAGTGTGATTACTTGACCCTCTGTTATTTGACTCTCTTCTACATCCTCACCATTCCTATCAGTTAATCCATCTGGAAGATCAATGACCTCATCTTCAGGCTCAAAGATCTCACATCTAAACTCATACATGAAGAGTTCATTTACTTGGTAGAATGGTACTTTTCTTTCTATATACTTGATTTCAAATATAGCATTGTCTAAAGGTAGATAGATTAAATCCCCTTCATGTGGAGACTTGGCGTTAATCCTTTCACCTTCTGGAAATAGATTTATGAAAGGAGTTATGAAATCATCATACCTTTCTTTAGATACAACTAGGGTTATCTCATCTTGATCCTTGACACCAAATTTTGTCAACACATCAGATGGTGTGCCGAATCCGTCAATGTTTACTAAGTATGCTTCTAATCTAAAACTATCGTCAAACTTAGATGATTGTATCTCTCTTATTACAGTGTCTTGATTTACAATTTTTCTAGGCAGATACAAAATATCCTGACCGAACAGTTGTAAATGTTCGTTCACCAAGTCTTGAACTAATCTTTGTTCACTTGGAGATCCATTTAGAAAGAAGGGTGATAAAGGCATTATCCAACAAAGTCTAGAGGTGGCATTGCGTATTCTTGCATTAACTTCTCATCGAGTTTTTCTAACTCCATGACAGCATCATCATATAATTGTCTACCATTAAGTTCTAATCCGCCAGGTAACTTGACACCACTAAACTTAATAAGGTTCTGTCCCCATTGTCTTTTTATCAAAGATGTGGTATACTGTTTAAGCCAGATATCATTGTATACAGCATTCTCACTCTGAGGATCTACTATTCTAAAGGCATCTATAATTAAGAAATGATTATCTGTGAGTTCTTTCACATTAAGATCCATGTATAATCTACTATTTTTCTTATTAAATCTTATTTGAACATCGGGATTCAACATGTAATCTAGAGTTTCTAGATATGATTTGACCATACCATAGTTCAGTAAATCGATTGCCCCGTAGTAGTATAAATCATTAAGGAAGATCTGGTATTTGATATTGAACATTCCCGCTGATATAGTGGATGAATCAGCTTTGAATACTTTATTGACTCCTATTATACTGTCAGGTAGAGGCAAATAGTTTGCAGTTTCAGTATAATCTATTGTATCAATACCGCCTGCTGTACTAGTTGCACTGGTTGTTTGTTGAACACCGAGCATCTTCTCCTTCTCGGCTGGAGTTAATTGATGTTTCAAGAACACTCTATCAATACCTTCACCATGTCTCTCATGATACAACTGAATTGCATCATCAATCAAATCATCAATTTGATCGTCGTCAACATTGATTTCCAGAACTGGTTTTCCAAGTTTTCTAAGAGCGTAATCTTTCAAACCTTCTTTACTATTAGGTTTTGCCACAACTTCTCCACATTAGTTCTCCGAAGTATTTAGTTATATGAAAAAGTATTTTATTGACGAACAAGAAACTTTCGCTGTCAATACGCCTGCGGACGCTAGAGTTGAACTTATGGGTTGGGAAGAAATACCTATAGTTTATGTTGACAACTTCTACAAAAATCCAGATATGGTTAGGAAGTTGGCATTAGATTTACCTACCACATCTGATCCTAGAATAATTGGTGGTGTTACAGGATCAAGAGTTGCAACGTTCTTTGACTTTAGACAGATCTACCCTATCTGGGTAGAGATTGCTGAAAATGTATTTAATCTGAGGAAAGAAGAACAAGAAAAGTTTGAGGCAGCCATGTTCTCTACTCCATTTAGTGTCAATGTAACTCAATCACAAGGTAGACCAGATTTACCTCACATAGATCTACCCAGCATAAATTCAAGAGGATGGGCTGGTGTGATATATCTCAATAAGGGTGATGAATGTAAAGGTGGCACTGGATTTTATACATATAATGGACATCAGATAAACCCCAAAGAACATGATGGAATATGGGATAAAGCATATGTAAGTGACAGTATAGGGCCATGGGATCTAATACATCTAGCAGAAATGAAGTATAATAGAATGATCATGTACCCAGCAACAGTTATGCATACTCCATATGATAAGCCAGGTTTCTTTGAAGGGGATACCTATAGACTAGCTCAAGTATTTTTTCTACCAGTTGTATAATGCACAATATTATTCTTACAGGATCAAATGGTTTTATCGGTAAAGCATTTGCAAAAAGAATTGGAAATGATAACTTATATCAAGTAGAACAGTCGCATGCTTTTGATTTTCTAAATCAGTATGATAAGTGGGATACGGTAGATTATATTCTACATCAAGGAGCAATATCCAGCACCACAGAAACAGACGTAAATAAAATTCATAAGTATAACGTGGAGTTCTCTATTGCACTGTTTGAGAAAGCAATAGAACATTCCATCCCAGTCAAATATGCTTCATCTGCATCTGTGTATGGTAAGATTCATAGTGACTTTGGATATTTAAAGAAGACTATCAATCCACTAAACTTCTA